CATAAGTAAAGTTGCTAGGGCAAAAGCGTTTACTACCATCAATGCCCTGTCCTTCCATAACATACCTACCATTAACCAACCCCCAATACCTACTGCATGAAAGTATAAGTTAATAGGATAGATGTTATTAGCAGTAAGAATAGTAGACACCATTAATATTATACTTGAAACCCATTTGATATACCAATCGAATGTATACAATGGGGTCTTAGTAGTAATACTAGTTCCACTGTGATCGTCCTCTCCCATAATCACCACCTTACAGGATTATTATTAGATACACTTTCTCCCGTAAACCCTGAGTCTACCCAGCATAGCTGTTGTGATGCTTCTGGTTTTACAATAGCAGCAGTCCACGTTGCAGTATCTGCATTATGAAATATAAAAGTTACGTGTCCTCTAGCAGAAATACCCCGAAAGATTATGTTCTCTCCGTGTTTATCTTTAATAATTTTTTTAGCTTCTGCCAGATTGTGACACCCTGTTCGTAGTGGTACTTGACTATACGATGCTGACGCATTGAATGCAATAATACATAAAGCAATTAAACCTCCTATAATTTTTCTAGTCATTGGTAATCTCCTTTGTGTTATATAAATATAAAACTAGTGTGATAGCCTTGGTTGCTGGTACACCCATAACACAAAGCTAGGATGCATAACATAATAGATGCTCTCAATATCATACTAATAATATCCTTTTTAAATGGTTTGTAATATATTCTTTGGCTCTATCTAGTGTCTCTAGGTCATCGTTGAAGCCACCCAATGCCCTATTACATTTATGACATAGCCACCCTCTAAAGGTTTCGGTGTCGTGGCAATGGTCTAGTACCCATGAGCCATTCCTTGTATTACCTTTACCCTTTACCTGCTCCTCATTACAGTTACAGATAGGACATATGTATCCTTCAGAGGGCATACCGTGTTCTTCTCTCAGTCTCTTCCTCACTTTAGTTAACTCGTTATTACAGGATCTACACTCAGGTCTTAAAAAACTAGCACCCGAATGAGGCGAGAATGCACTGAGAGGGAGATATGTATTACACTTGCTACATACCTTACCCTCTCCTGCACCTAGATCATCATGCTCTATGAAAAGTTCTAACTGCATCTTGCCAAAAGTTTCCATACGTTTTACGTAGCGCATTACTACCTACTGAGTTTTTAAAGTTAGAGTAATCTATATCCATAATCATGCTATGGGCTTTCTTAGCTACCTCTTCCTTCTTAACACGTATTCTATACGCATAGTCATTGTTAGGTGTATAAACCATATCATCTGCATACTCAGGGAATACGTCAGGTATATGGTCTTTGTGTCTAGACCTAACTAATACCTCTCCTGATTTTTTACTTGGGTTTTTAGGATCTATATAATCTACTATAGAAAACAAACCCTTATTATGACAAAGCCACATTACACTACTCCTTTCTGTTCTATTTTTAGAACCCTATTTAAATTAATAAAGTACTCACGGTTGTAGCCCCTCTCCCACTCCTTATACTCTAGAGTGTTTCTTCGATTAGGGTTATGGCTATTAACCTTAAACCCTTCTCTACCAGAGAAGAACGCCTTTTCATTAAGATGCTTACGTACAGCACCCTTTCTTCGTTTAGTAAAAGTCTTTCTATTAAACACTACATACACCTCCTGTTCCACTTATCTCACAAATATCATGTGTCTCTACGTGTTCATCAAACTCTGTGCCTAACTTGTCTACTGCCTCAGAGTATGGCACAACAGACAAAGGTTGTCCACCTCTACTTCCATCTGGGTACACAGTAAATCCTCTAAGCCTATGTGCATAGGATGCTAGTGTCTTAGCAAAGTCATCTACTGTATCCTCGTTGTTTAGCTTAGAACCCCAAGAAGGTAAGTTAATTGTAGAACTGATAGACATATCTACATAGTCCTGTACGTCTGCTTGAAACTTAATCCTTCTCTCATAGTCTTCAGCTAAGTCTAGTGCCGACTCTATGCTATCAGGATCTACTCCATACATATCGATTAACTCTTGTGCTGAAGAGTCTACTACGTATTGATATTTCCACTTAGTACCACCCGTAAGGTATCTACGTTTATATGCAACAGCAAAGATAGGTTCTATCCCGCTGGAGCTACCAGCGAGTATACTAATAGAACCAGTAGGAGCAATAGCACGGTTCGCCACTGGCCTAGATATGGATAGTTCATCCGCAAATCGTCTAGAAAATCTATCACTAACTCCTTTATATACAGAAAGCCATTGATGAAGGGTATCAGTAACTTCATATTTTTCTCCTCTCTTAATTAACCATTCGTGCATACCCATTAGTCCAAGTCCTAACCGTCTGTTTTTCTCTCGTACCTCATAAACTTTTTGGTAAGGTAACTCAGCCCTAAGAGTACCACATATTAAAAACTTAGTACCTAACTCTACTACCCTAGACAACTCCTCTATCGAGTCAATATTTCCAAAGTTGACACTCCCCAGATTGCATACATCACTGTCATCAGCAGAAGTAACTTCAGTACAGGCGTTACGTAATGTGTCATTCTCGTTCTCCATAAAGTTAAAAGAGAAGCCGGGTTCGCCAGAGAACAGTGCCTGTTTGACATTGTTTACAAACACTTCTCCAACGTCACCTGTCTTCCAATAGTTCATAAGCCACTCAGTATCATAATTGACGCTGATGTTAGTCATGTCTAAAGGTGCGCGGAAGTTGAAGTCCTGCTCCTTTATATCTTTAAAGGTAAATCCAGTTGTACCTACTGGCATATCCCCCCAGTTCTTTGCTACCAAAAAGCTAGGTATGTCATTGTGTTTCCAATTCAACGATGCGTAGATGGCAGATCTACGTGACCCCCCTTGCATTACGTTTGCCCCAATAGAATTAATCATTTGCATCTTTGGTACGGGGCCAGATGCCTCACCTCCAGAGCCACCAAGTACTCTACCTGATGCCCTATATATACTGTAGTCAACGCCTATACCACCACCTGTCATAAGGCATGACTCAGCTTTCCAAGATAGGTTAGCCCAGTCCTGTCGTGTATCCTCTTCTGCACCTAATAGAAAACAGTTGTTATAAAACCTCTTCTTCCTACCTGCATAATATAAATACCTACCTCCGGGTACAAACTTGAAGTCTGCTATGTATTTAATCAGTTCTTGCTGTTCCTCTACATCCATCAGGTTCTCTTCCTCTGGACGCAATGACCCACACACATCTTTAACAAGTGTGTCTGCTAACTGTGACCAAGTATCACAACCTTCATGGGCATACTTGTATTTAAATATATCTTCTGAGAACTTATTTCTAAACTGGGGATTGGTGTTAGATTTAAATGATGACACTGTACGCTACCTCCTTCTGCCATTTAATTGTGTTATGTTAAAACTTTCTAAACCATCTACATCATATAGTAAATCATTTAGTATCTCTTGTAGTTCTTGGGTTATATTACCATCAGTAGGTACAGGAAAACTATCATCGTCTACTGTTATAGATAACTTAAATGTGCATCTACTACTTGACATAGTTAATACTCTGCGCGACATCTGTTTCTAATTCCTCAGATTCTACGTCCTTTATCAGGGCATCTAAGTACCACCTAGCCTTTCTTAAATCCTCTACAGGCTTACCTTTGTAGTCAAATCTCCACAAGTATTTCATTATATTTCCTTGTAGATAGTATTTAAAGTTATGACCTGTAGCAGACTCAATAGCATCAATACACTCTATGCCATTCTGATTGTAGTGCGGTGGGCTATTAACCATGTCTTCTATTACCTTCATTAATTACTCTCCTTTAGTGTTTAGTTACAGAGGGAAAAGGAACAACCACTTCATCTTTATATTTCTCTAGCCATTCCTCTTTACGCTTTCTTTCCATGTCTTCAAAGTTATCATAGTATCTTTCAAGTAACATATCTAAGTCTTCTGGTGGTAGTGTTGCCACTGCACACATAGCCTTTAATATATCAGTTAGAGTATCATGTCCATCTTTAGTTAGTATACCTCTATCTTTATGTACTAGTGGATACAAATCAAACTCTACAGTACCATCACTTGAGTCTTCACTTCTTATTTTTATTAGTATGCACATCTCGTCTTCGTTTAGTTTTATGTAATCCTTTGGCATTATTATTTACTCCTTTTTTCTTTTCTAATATCCACTCTTCAGGGATACTTTGGTCAGCAAATTTAAATCCATATTTATTACACCAATCTGCATACGTGGTCTTACTACCTTTCCTTAATTTATTTCTAGAGTTGGAAAACACAAATCTTAAATCTAACTTAGGGTACTGTTCCTTAATCCATATGTGCTTCTGCCTGTCCTGTACAGTAAACAAACCTTTAGTCTCTACTACTATATCATTAGGCAACCAGAAGTCAGGCGTATAGTTTCTCTTCTTCTCTGGCTGAAGGAAGGGTATCTTCTTTATCTCGTAGCAATCTATTATATCTAAGAATGCTAGTTGTTCAGCTACCCTTTCCTCCAATCCAGATCTAAAGCCATGCGCTATTCTATAATCAAAAGCGACCATTAATTAAACCGAAAGGGCTACGAGGTATACTGTATATTCTAGATACAGTGCTACCACCAGTTACATTTCTGTAATTGGCTTGTGCCTCTTGTAGGTTTTCCCATGCCTCTCTAGCTAAAGAAGTCTGGCGATGTTTAAGTTCTACTCTCAAACCTCTAAGCTCATCACTAAGCTCAGTTATACGAGCGTGTAACTCTTCTGTGGTTACATCTTCGTATGGGTTTATTTTATCGTCTACTGTACTATTCATGCTACTTCTCCTTCCATGTTGTTTAGCTCTGTGTATGCCACAATAGGTTTACTCTTAGCCTTGGAGAATACTGACTCTCTCTCCTGTAAGTTAGGCCAACAACTAAATCTATATTTACACCAAGAGCATTCCATACCTAACTTTCTATTGCCAGTTAGAATCCTGTTAAATGTCTCAGGCTCATCATCAAAGCACCGCTTGAATGGTGCATCAGATGTTAAAGCCTCTACCTTTTCTTCTGCTTCAGCTAATATATCTTTTACATCAGCATCCGTATCAGTGCTTTCTATTCTATTAAGTTCACCCGTAGCCACATTCAATGCCCATATACCGCCAGCAGGTTTGCCCGTAGCAGATGCATATACGTGTAGCTGAGTCACATACCCAAAAGAATCCTTGTCCTTTAGAGAGGGCCAACTAACAAACTTGTTTCTGAAAGCATAGTCTGAACATGATTTAATGTCATCAACCTTACCATCAAAAGTTAGATCAGCTTCTCCAGTTATTGTGTGCTTACCTAATTGGGTACTAAGTTTCTGAGAAGACTCGTATCCTTCTATACCCGACTCCTTTATTACTCCCTTCAATACAGCTTCAACTATATCCCCTACCATCATACGTAATATAAAGTTATATGATGGCTGTACTCCACTGGCTCCCTTTTTCTCCATCTGTAGTTGGCACAAGGGTCTACCTAAGTTTGATGGCCTAGCAGAGAACTCTCTCCTATTTGTACTAGAAGCAAACTGTTTACGTAGTGCATCAGCAACATCATTACATACGGTGGAGATGGTGTCCTCCGTCATGGACACCTCCCCTTCCATATTTTTATGTAGCCAAGTCAGTACTTTAGCTAACTTCATATCCATTATTCGGCAGCCTCGCCCAGATGAATCTCATTATCATCATCAGATGAATTGCCAGATGCGCTCAAGTGTTTCTCCATAATCCACTTGTTTATCTGTGCTATATGCTCACCGAACTTAGTGTAGAGGCCCGTTGTCTCCTCATCTATAGCATAAACAGTATCATCTTTTACCGATACATCAATGTCATAGTACGTGACACCACCCTTTACCTTCTTACTCTTCAGTACAACTGACCTAGAGTTAGGCATAGTCCTACGCTTCTGTACCATGTCCAAGAAGAATCTAGCAAGTGTCTTACCTGAAGTCTTACCAGACAGTTCCATCTCTATAGGCACAGTAGTCTGAACCTTATTACCACTTTCATTAATACCGTCTACAGTAGCTTCACCATAGAAGATAATCATAAGTCGGCAGGACTTGATGTACTCCTGTTGATCTTTAGCTAGAGCATTCCAATCCTTGATGTACTCTAATGGTCTGCCACATTGGAACCCCCCATCATCAGAGGGAGCCTCATCCCGTGGCCCTTTAACTAATACAGAGTGTGTGTATGCACCCTGTACCTTAGTGCCATCCTTGGTGGTACGCTCTGCTAGGTTGTCATATCGCTTGTAACGATATCTATGTTCGTAGTATCGAAAGGCAATCTCTTTTGCGTATAGCTTACCTTCACCTGTACTTATAGAGAAGTGTCCAGCAGGACAGAGTATGTCTCCGCTATCATCCTCTACGTTCTCTCGCTCGATACGTAGTCGGGCTAAGTTACTTGAACTACTTGACCCATCAGAGTCTCCTAAGTTCTTGGCTAGTTCCTCTAGCATTTGTTGGTCTACAGTTGTCATATCAGTACTCATATATGGTACTCCTTTCTCTGTGTTGTTATTAGAAGCATAGTTATACTATAATGGCTAAAAATGTCAAGACATATTTAACCAATTCTCTCCTGTCTTTGTTTCAATAATCAACGGCACATTCATATTAATGTTATAATACAAATGGATACGGTCTTTTGTTGAAGTGGGTGACAGTACATCCTCTACTAATTTTTTTACTGCTTCTACTTCTTCATTCAAACAATCCAATAGCACACTATCATGTACAGTATTTACTATTGTACTTTTTAATTTATTTTTTAGTAGAGCATCTCGCAAGGCTACTAAACATAGCGGTACTATGTCTGCCGTTGCGAGTGCCTGTACTGGGTAGTTCTTTATCTTAGTTGCATTGGTTGATCCTCCTGTCTTTGTCCTACGTGCA